CGGCATGATTATGGGAGACGGCATGAGCGACAAACCGGCCGTCCCCGTTCCGCAATACACGCTCTTCGAAGCGGTCGGCACTTGCCTTGCCCTGGGGCGACGCGCCCTGGACGAGGTTCGGGCGCTGGCCCGGATGCCGGGGCCGGAAGGCAAGCGCGGGCCGAAGGGCGATGCCGGTGAAAGGGGCGAGCGCGGTGAACCGGGGAAGCCTGGGGCGGCAGGCGCGGCCGGGCTCGACGGCCAGGACGGCGCGCGCGGCCAGAAGGGCGAGCCTGGAACGCTGCCGGCGGTGCGGGAATGGCTGCCGGACACCGTCCATTACGCTGGCGTCGTAGTGACCCATGGCGGCGGCACCTGGCAGGCTAGTTGCGACACCGGGCAGGCGCCAGGCCATGCCGATTGGATTTGCCTGGCGCAGCCTGGTCGCGACGCCGCGATGCCGAAGGTGCGCGGCACCTGGAGCGATGCCGAGACCTATGCGGCACTCGACATCGTCGCGCTCGGCGGCTCGAGCTTTGTGGCGCGGCGCGAGGCGCCTGGTCCTTGCCCAGGCGAGGGCTGGCAGTTGATCGCATCCGCCGGCCGACAGGGCAGCAAGGGGCCAGCGGGCGAGCGCGGCGAAGCTGGTGCCGCAGGCGCGCGCGGTCTGCCGGGCACGTCGGCGCCGACGATCGTCGGCTGGACCATCGACCGCAAAGCCTATGCCGCGATCCCGATCATGTCCGACAAGAGCGAGGCGCCGCCGCTCGAGCTGCGCAGCCTGTTCGAGCAGTTCCACGACGAGGCGCGCTAAAAATGGCGGACATCTGGGTCAAGGTGCTGACGCCGGCCACCAGCTACGCACTGCTGACGCTGGACGAGCTGAAGGCCATCCTCAACGTGCCGCCGACCGACACCAGCGAGGACGCTCAACTGCAGATGTTGATCGATCAGTACAGCGATGTGGTCGCGACCATGTGCAATCGCGTGTTTGCCTATGAAACCGTCGAAGAGACCTGGCGCTGCAGCGACTCGCCGCGATTGTTTCTGACGCGCTATCCGGTTGCCGACGCCGACCTCGTCTCGGTAGAATCGCCGCGCGGCAGTGTCCTCGACCCGACGATCTATGAGCTGGAGAACGCATCCGGCAAGTTGCGCATCGAGGGCGCCTGGGCCGAGCCGGTCACCGTGACCTACAGCGGCGGCTATGCGTTGCCCGACGATGCGCCGCCGGCGCTCAAGGCGGCAACCGGGATGCTGATCCAGGCGGCGCGGGGGCAGGCACGCATGACGAGCGGTCTGCGGTCGGTCATGCATGGCGACACCCGCGTGCAGTATTTCGATCCGGTGCAGATGTTCGGCAAGGCCGGCCTCGCCGCACCGTTGCAGGCGGCGACCGATACCATCGACACCATGCTCTACAAATACATGCGTATCTATGTTTGAGGTGCCGCCATGTCGCTGACCGGATTGCTGCTCGGTATCATCAACATAGGGATCGTGGTCGCGATCCTCGTGCTCATCGGGTACGTCGCGATATGGATTCTCAGCGCGCTCGGGTTTGCGGTGCCGGCCAATGTGCAGAAGATATTCATGGTCATCGTCGCGCTGATTGCGCTCTACATGATCGTGTCGTTGCTGCTCGGCGTGCCGTCGCTGCGCATCATCGGCCACACTGATTTGGCGTTGCGGCTCCTCGCCTGATGGCCATCGACTACTCGGCCCTGCTGTTCGATCCGGTCTACGCCGAGCTCGGCGTGCCGGCGACGTTGACCGCGGGCATCGCGGCTGCCGTCGACATCACCGTCATCGACGACACCAAGCCGAAGGCGCTGCCGCTCTCGGCGGGGACGCAAACAGCCGAGGTGCGCAGTGTCGGGCCAGGCGCCTTCGCACGCATTTATGAGCTCGCCGGAAAGGGCATCGCCCGCGCTGACTATGCCGACGCGGTGCTCGCCTTCAATGGCAGGGCTTGGGTCGTGCGCGCGTGGGATCTGATCGGTAGCCCGATGGGCGAGGACTGGGGCGAGGTTCGCTTTTTGCTGAAAGAGGCGGCGGTCGGGTGAAGGATGTTCGCGAGGATATCCTGGCGCGCCTGCTCGTGGTGGTCGCCGGCGTTCCGAATATCAAAACGGCACTGCGTAACAACGTCGACATTCAGGAAGAGCTGTTGCCGGCGGTGTCCGTGTTTGACGGCGACGAGGAAACCGGCGGCGCGGAAGACCGTTCGGCGCGTCCGGCCGGCCGGCCTTATGTCGCGCGCATGATGCCAGAGATCGTCGTTTCAGAGAAGCACGACGGGGCCGGATCGGAATTGAGCGCATTCCGGCGCGAGATCATCAGCCGTGTGCTCGGGGACGCGACACTTATCGCGCATGTCGGCGGCAATGGCGCGATCCGATACATCGGCTGCCAGACGGACTTTGGCTGGATTCGATCGCAACTCAACGCGATGAACGTGCAGTTCATGTTCCAGTACTCACTGAAAATAGAGGAGCTATAAGCCATGCCCGCGTCACCGAGCACCAGCAACTATCACATCGGCAAAGGTATTGTGTCGTTCAAAGAGGACGGCGGCGCCGACTTCGTCGATCTCGGCAATGCGCCGTCGTTTTTGTGGACGCCGAAGGTGGAGAAAAAAGAGCACTTCTCAAGCCGTGAAGGCGTCAAGGTCAAGGACTTCAGCGCCATCACCCAGGTCGGTGCGACCATCAAGCTGACGCTCGATGAGATCAACGGGCCGAACCTCGCCATCTTCACCCTGGGCGAGCTCGCGGCTCCCGACATCGATGGCAGCGTCACCGTGTCGGCCTTCAAAAAGCTGGAGGTTGTCGGTGTCATCCAGGTCATAGGCACCAACGACATCGGCCAAAAGGTTGATTTCACCGGGCGCATCTCGGTTAACCCGAGCGGCGACTTTAGCTTCATCTCCGACAAAGATGACTTCTCGACGCTTGAGATCGAAGCCGAAGTGCAGCGGGATGACACGACCGGGGACTTCGGCGTGTTCACCGTCCACGAAGCCGTGGTGGTGCCGTAATGGCTGACCTGTTGGACATTGCGCCGTCAACGGCGAGCGAGGTCGTCAAGATCGATGGCCAGCGAATCACGGTGCGTGCCGTCTCGTTCGACGGGATCGCATCCATCATTGCCCGGTTTCCTGAACTGCGGTCGCTGATCAATGGCGGCTTCGGCGACGATTTTATTCCGCGCCTGATCCTGGGCTGTGCCGCGTCGGTCGGGCCGATCATCGCCGCCGGCTGCGGGCATCTTGCCGACGAGGTCTATGAACAGCGCGCGTTGAGTTTGCTGCCGCAGCAGCAAGTGAAATTTCTCAAGGCTATTTTGGGGTTGTCATTCCCAAACGGGCTTGGCTCCTTCGTCGAGGAATTGACGGGTCTGATGGGCAGTCTCACAGGCCCAGGCGAAGGGGCGGCAAAGCCAATCAAGATGCGCTCGAGGAATTCGCCCTCGGTATCACCGCCCTCATCCGACGAGGCTTCCCACCCGACTATGCAATGAGCTTGTCGTGGCCGCAGTTGCTGGCCTATCTCGAGCTCAACGCCACGCTCGACCGGTTTGAGCGCGCGAACGAGCTTTGGGTCGCAGCAATGGGCGCGCAGGGTGAAGGCAAGGCAATCGACAAGACCATCAAGGAACTGGGCACGCCTTAGTCATGGCAGTCCGCTTTCGTGTGCCGCCGATCAAGCCGCAGATCGACGAAACAATGGCGCATCTGAAAGCTCGCATGCAGAGCGCGGAGGAGTCCGCCGCCGAGCAACTCGCCGAGACCATCCAGACAAAGGGGCGCGCCGATATCGCGGCTGCCGGCCGGTTTAGTGGTCGCTGGATATCGGGCTTCACCTACGACATCTCGGGCGATGCCAATAGCAAGACCATCACCTTTCGCCATTCAAACAATCTGTGGAAGGTCTTCCAGTATGGGGCAAAGATCCAAGGCAAGCCGCTGCTATGGATTCCGGTGGATCCCGGCGGGCCGCGGGCGCGCGACTTTTCGGGGCGCCTGTTTCAGGTCAAAGGTCGCGGGAAGCGCGACACGCCGCTGCTGATGTCGGCCGAGGACCACAAGGTCAAATACATCGGGGTCAAGAAGGTCACCATTCGCCGGAAGTTTCACTTGCTCAAGATCATTCGCGACGAGAGCAAAAAGCTGCGCGACCTGTTCAAGGCTGGGATGAGAAATGGCTAGTAACGACATCGTCCAGACGATCAAGGTCGAGGTCGATGGCGCCGAAGAGGCGACCGCGGCGCTCGAGAAGATCGGCGAGGGCGCAAGCACGTCATTCGATGAGACCGCCAAGGCCGCCGAGACGGCCGGCGTATCGATCGAGGATTTCGGCAAGCTCTCCGAGAAAACCCAGCAAGCCTACATCGAGCTCTCGCAACGGGTCGTGGAGGGGTCGCGGTCGATCGTCGCGTCGACCGGCGAGATTCAGCAGGCTGCAGCAAGCGGAGTCCAAGGAACTCAGGCGCTCGGCGGTGGGCTCGACGAGGTTTCCAACAAGTCGGGCATCTCGTCTCGCGAGATGCGTGCGCTCGGCAAGATCATGGGGGCGCTGGGCGCTGGGGAAGTAGCCCACCTGGCGGTGAGTTTCCAGAAAGTCGCATCTTCGCTGGGTGTCCTCGGTGCAGCCGCGCTGGCCTTCGCGGTGGCGGCCGGCGCCTTGCTCTCGTGGGCCAAAGAAGCGGCCGATGCTGCCAAGAGCATGGAAGACTTGGCCAAGGCGACCGGCACGTCGGTTGAAACATTGAAGCTGCAGGAAGGGGCATTTAAGAGCGCAGGCATCGCAGCCAAGGAGTTCGGAGGGGCGCTGCAGGGACTGCTCGTCTCGGTCGTCGGGCAGGCGCCGAAAATACAAGACGAGATTGACAAGACGGCAGAAACAGCGATCAGAGCCAAGGCTGCGCTCGATAAGCTGAAGGCCGAGCAGGGTTTTCAAACGACGCAGTTTCAACTGCAGACGCAGCAGCTCGCCGCGCAGACACAGCAGCTCCAACTGCAGGGGCAGCAGCTCGCCCTGAACCTTGCGTCGGTTCAACAGCAGCTCAGAACCCTCTCCGCGACTCAGGACATCGAACGCCGGCGCGCCAATCTGACGGTGCAGGATGCGGCGGCCAATTTGGAAATGCTGGAACTGCAAGATCGGTACTTGCGCGGTAAGGTTTCCGAAGCGAGCTATGAGAGACAGTTGGCGTCCCTGCAACAGGCCTCGCGCGACCGCGCGATTCAGAAGGCCAGGATCGATCTCGAGAGCGCCCGGCAGGAACGAGACGGGCTTGGCCAAAAACAAGCGGCCCAGAGAAGCGCCCTCCAGTTGCAAGAACAGCAAATCGAACTGGCGCAGCAGCAGCTACCGATGCAGCAACAGCAGCTCGAATTGCAGCGCCAGCAGCTTGAACTGGCAAAGCAGCAGTTTGAGGCGTTGAAGGGGCCGGACCTTGCTGCCGCGCAACGCAAGCTGGCCGAAGCTTTGGCCAATTCGTTGGGACCCCTCATCGAGCAATTCGAGCGGATGAGGCAGGGCAGCAAAGAGGCGATCGATCCGCTCACAACCTTGGCATCACAAGTCCTGGCGCTGAAAGGGGCGCTGGCGGCGGCGGGGATATCGTCAGAGGACATGGCCAAGGGATTCAACGCATCGAATGTCGAGGTCAATAAATTCCTGCCGGTCATCGCCAAAATTGTCGATAGTCTGACCGGCCTGCAGAAACTTCAATTTGCTGAAGTGTTGAAAGGCTTTCAGCTGCCGGCAGATTTGATTGCGGTCCTTATGAAAGGCACCGAAGAGCTCGATAAGTTCACGGCGCAAGCCGAAAAGATGCAACCATTTAGGCAGGTACTTGAGGATACTGGAAAAGGGGTGGACACACTTGGTAAATCGCTCAAAGATATCGGGACTATAGCACTCGCTTCCGTTATCGCGGACATCAAGAACCTCGGGGCAGCAATTCAGACATTGGTCACGACGCCGGTCGGCAATGCCTGGCAGTGGCTCACGACTAGTTTCGACGCCGCCCTGGCGAGCATGAAAGCGAGCTGGGCACAGTTCGAGCAAGACCTCGCCAGGAGCGGCACCTTGTCGCCGCCGCTGCCGGGTTGGCCGAGCGGGGCCCATGCTGCCGGCGGCCTGCTCGGTGGCAGCGGCAGCGGCACGTCCGACAGCAACCTCGCCTGGGTGAGCCGTGGCGAGCACATCATGCCGGCGCGGGCGGTGAGCCAGCCGGGCGTGCTGGCCTTTCTCGAGGCGCTGCGGCGCTCGGGCGGCAACCTGCGCGGCGTGCTCGACAACATGGGCAGGTTCGCGCTCGGCGGCATGGTCATGCCGACGCTGTCGATCCCCGCCTTTGCTGGTGGCGGGATGAATAACGTGACGATCCAGTTCCCCGGCTTGCCGGAAATAACCGGCCTGCGCGCATCGTCCGCCGTGGTCGATGAGTTGCGCAATGCGGCGGCGATGGCGCAGGTGCGCTCGGGCGGGCGCAAGCCCAGCCGGTATAGCTGATGCCCGCATATACGTTACTCGCGATCGACGGCATCGACTTCTCCCAATACGCCGTGCGCGGGATCACGATGACGCTGGCGCCGATCGACCAGGCCAAGAAAGTAGCGCGCGATTGCCGCGGGGCGCTGGCCGACATCTCGCTGGCGCAGTTTCGGCAGCACAAAGTGACGATCAGTTGCACGGACCACGAGGCACCGACACTCACCGACGTCTGGCCGGGGCAGGATGTCACCATCACATGCATCCCTGGCCTCGGCGCTGCCAACGGGGCCGGCGACGTGTTGACCATCCTCGCCAAGGTGACGAGCTGGAACACCTCGCGCGACGAATGGGCGGCCGAGGTGGCGTGGTCGCTTGAGGCCGAACAGCGGGTGATTGCATGATCCTCGGTCACTTCCCGGTTTCGGCTACCAGGGACTCGCCGCCGACACCGAGCGCCATGCTTGGCAACCCCGGCCTGCCGTATTTTGCCTGGATCGATCCGCCCGAGACGACATTCCTGCCCGAGCATCTGCGGTGGG